TCTTTACAAAGGTATTGGTGAAAGGTCTTTTGAACAATCATTTAAACTTGCTGAATTTACGGAAGTAAAAGAAGTTAAGTTAGAAGATGGTGTTCTAAACATTTCTTTGATTCAGGATTTACCTGAAGATAAGAAAGAAAAGACAATCAAAATATCTTAATAGAAAGTCTAGGGGGGAGTTAAATCCCCTCTAGTTAATTTAACAAAGAGGATATAATAAATAATATGCTAGATAAAATAAACGCAATAGCTCTTGAAACAAAACATTTTTGGACTAGACACAAAAAAATTGTTCTTGTTTTTGGAGTAATCTTAGTAATAGCAATAATAGTATAGACGATGGCAACACAAATTACACCGACGACTGAATTACAAACAGTTAATCAGATGCTTTCAGTTATTGGAGAAGCTCCTGTAAATGCAATTACAGGCACAGTAACTACCGATGTATCTGTCGCTAAAAATATTTTAGATGAAACATCTATGTCAATTCAGTCTATGGGGTGGAATTTCAACACTCATTATGCTTATACATTAACAAGAGATACTGATAATAAAGTACCTCTACCATCTAACTGTGTTCAAGCAGACGCATCTGCACAATACCGAGATAAAAACTTGGTTATTCGTGATGGTTATTTATACGATATGGATAATCATACAGATGTATTTGGCACAGGCACAACCCTACCTACAGTGGACTTAGTCTTAGTCCAACAATTTGAACAACTCCCTGAATACGCAAGGCAATACATAGCCGCTAAATCAGCGAGACGTTTTGCTTCAAGATATATTGGAGATAAAGGCTTAGCTGAATTGGCAGGAAATGATGAACAAGAAGCATTAGCTTCTTTTAGACAAGCGGATAGCAGAAGTGCTGATGCAAATATTTTAGAAGGAGATACTAATACTTTTTCAATAATAAATAGGACTAGAAGGACTTATTAATGGGCGGCGTTGTTTCACAATCTATACCTAATTTTCTAAATGGTATGTCTCAACAAACTCCATCTCAAAGAGGAATTAATCAAGGTCAAGACCAAGTTAATTTCCAAAATAATATTGTAGATGGATTATCAAAGAGACCACCTTTAGAATATATCGCTACATTAGATGCAACTAATGTCTTTCCTAATACAACTAAAATATGGAATATTCAAAGAGATGAATCAAATCGTTACATTTGTGCGTTCTATGACAATGGAGTTAAAGTCTACGACTTGGCGGGTAATGAAAAAACTGTCAGTTATCCTGATGGAAATACATATCTTAATACTACTAATCCTAAAGCTGATTTTCGTATGGTTAATATTGCTGATTACACCTTTGTTGTCAATAAGTCTATTACTCCCACTGCTGATAGTACAACATCTGCGGCAAAAATAGAGGAATTTCACGTTTACTGTAAATCAACAAATTATGGTAGAGAATATAAAGTTGGGGTTAATCACCCTGATATTGTTACAGCAGGATTTACTGAAGGATATGAAGTAATATTTCAAGTACCTACAGGACACGATGCTTCTACAGATAGTAAATATAGAGATACATCTAAAATAATAGATATACTTTTATATGGTACTGCAAGTTCACATTATGATGCTAGTGCTGATGGAATAGCATTTAAAACAATTCGTGTTGATACAGGAGCAACTGTATCTAGTACAGAAGGATTGAATAATTATTCTCCAATCACTTCGGAATTTACTTTTGAACAACACAATTCAGTTCTTTATGGCAAACCTACTGATGGAAATGCAGGTTATACTGTAACAACTGGTGATGGTTCAGGTGATACAGCGATGTATGCTATTAAAGATAAAGTACAAGATTTTACAAAATTACCTTACTATGGAAAAGTAGATACTATTGTTAAAATTACAGGTGATGAAGGAGATACTCTTTCTGATTACTATGTAAAATTTGAAGGAACAGGTGTATGGACTGAAACACTAGCTCCTGCTACAAGTTTAGGTTTGACAGACACTACAATGCCTCACGCATTGATAAATAATAATGATGGTACATTTACATTTAAAAAATTAGATTGGGCAGATAGAAGTTGTGGAGATGCAACAGATACTAATACTGACCCTTCTTTTGTAGGTAAAACAATACAGAATTTAACTTTTTATAAAAACAGATTAGGAATTTTATCAGGAGAGAATTTAATTCTAGCTGAAAATGCTAGTTATTTTAATTTCTTTGCTACAACAGTTACACAAGTTTTAGATACTGACCCTATTGATATAGCGGCTTCAGGTACTCAAGTTAATACTTTGAAAAACTCTGTATCATTTAATGAAACATTATTATTATTTTCAGATACAGCTCAATATAAACTTGACCACGCAGGAGATACAATTAGTCCTACGACTGCTATCTTAAATGAAGTTTCAAGTTTTGAACACGATGATAATGTAACTCCAATAGGAGCAGGAAAGTTTGCATACTTTGCTCAAGCAAGAACAAACAATACAGCAATAAGAGAATACTATTCTGATGATGATACATTAACAAATGATGGTTTAGATATTTCAGTTTCAGTACAAACATTAATTCCAACTAATGCTTATCAAATTATAAGTAATACAGTTGAGGATTGTCTAGCAATTTTATGTTCTGATACAGCAGATGCACAAGTTATACCTTATTCAGCAGGTTCAGATGTAACAGCAACTAATGCTGATACGATGTATATATATAAATATTTCTTTGATGGTGGTGAAAAAGTACAAACCGCTTGGTCTAAATGGGAATTTGCAGGTGTTAAAATACTTGGTGGATTTTCAATAGAAAGTAATGTTTATTTATTTACGGCTGAAGGACAAACAACAAAATTATTTAAAGTAGATTTAAGAAATTTAAAAGATGCAACATTAGGTTTTGGTGTATATCTTGACAAGATGGTATCAGTAACAGGTACATATTCAAGTGGCACTGATTTAACAACTTTAACTTCTCCTTATGGAGCTAAGACAGGATTAATGGCTGTTGATAAAACTGATGGAACAGATTATGCTTTAACAAATACAACTGGTTCTACATATACGTTAGTTGGTAATCATACTAACTTATGGATAGGAACATCTTACGAATCTAAGTATACTTTATCTCCTCAGTATGTTAGAGAAAATACTGGAAGAGGACTTTTAGCTGTAACTACAGGTCGTTATCAAATTAGAAATATAGCATTAACTTACGAAAACTCAGGATTCTTCACAGCAGAAGTTACACCTGAAAACAGAAGTACATCTACAACTGTAATGAACGGATATGTTCTTGGAACTTCAGGAAGCACTATTGGTGCTCCTGCATTACACTCAGGAACAATTAAAGTACCAATACAATGTAGAAATACCGATTTTACTTTTGACATTAAATCTAGTTCACACTTACCTATGTATGTAGCAAGTGCTGAAGTAGAAGGTTATTATCATAACCGAGCAAATAGGATATAATGGAAAAAGAAAACTATGTGCGTCCTGCGATATTAGCTGACGCAATACAATTAGCACCTAAAGTTAGGATAGCAGATAGAGAAGAGATAAGAGCATCAAATGGTTCATCGCCGTTAGAAGCTCTTGTTGTACCTTTCACTTATAAAAAAGGTAGAAGCTATACAATTATAGGGACAGCTAAAGAAGGAGTTATAGGTATGTTTGGGGTTGCTCCTACAAAAGACTCTGAATATGGAATAGCTTGGTTATTATCAAGTGAAGACTTATTTAAACATACAAAACAATTTATAAAAGAATGTCCTTACTGGGTATCACAAATGAGTAAAGGATATACTTATATATACAACTGGGTGGATAGGCGAAATTGGAAGTCATTAAAATGGCTTCAATTTTTAGGCTTTGAAGCTAAAGAAGAAATTAAACAATATGGAGTGGGTAAATTACCCTTCTTACTAATGATAAAGGAAACAAATAAAAATAATGTGTAGTCCCGAAGCACAAGTTATAATGACTGTGGCAAGTACAGTCTTAAACTATCAAAACCAAAAGAATGTCGCTAAACAACACGCCGCAGATAATAGAGTGGCTATGGGTCATTATAATGAATCTTATTTGTACGATTTATCTAAAATTGATAATGAATCAGGAAATGCTGTTAGAGAAAAAGCATTAGAAGAATTTAAAATTAAACAGAAAAAAGCCTTAGATATAGCAACAGCATTAAATTTAGGATTTGGTAATCCTCTTAGAGCTGTGCAATCTGTTGGTGGTGTTGCTGATAATGATTTAAACTATGTTGGTTTCCAATTTACTAAAGATATGACTACATTACAACATCAAGAACACGAAGCATATGCTCATATGGTTAAAGGATATAGTAGTCTTACTTCTCCTACTCAACCTAGTCTACTTGGTACAAGTATGCAAATTGCTTCAGCAGGAATTAATTATGCTGTTCAAGATAATAAAAATAGACACGGCGGCGTATACACAAAGAGGAGCGACAAAAATTATAAAAAATATAAAATTTAATTATGGCATATAAATCACAAGTAACAAACAAGTATCTAGGTGCAGGATTTAAAGGTGCACCTAAAAGCAATAGAAACCCTGCATCTACAGAACTAGGACAAATTGTATCTGCTCTTCAAAATGATTTAACACCTGCTGTAGCAAATTGGGCGACAGCTAGTGTTGAAGGTATGCAAGATGCGGCTACAAAGAAAATGCAAAAATTATATGCTTCAGGAAAATCTAGTGAAGATATTAATAAAGAAATTTTAGCAGGTAAACATAAAGATTTAGAACATAAATATACTGAAGCTGTTGTTGAAGGACAGATAGGCAGAATAGAAGCCTATGAAACTATAAATAAAATTACAGCAGAAATAGGAAATTATAGACCTAGAGAACAAACTTTAGAATCTTTTTGGCAAGGGTATACTCCTAATTTTGATGAACGAGGAAAATTTTATACTGAAGGATTTGCTGTAGTATTTAATGAATATAAAGCTAAAGCTCTTACAAAAGATGCAGAAGAAAGAGCTATTTATCAAGAGAATCAAAAAATCAATGGAATTGTAAGTTCTTTAAAAGGAGAATATGAATTAAATGGGTTTGAAAAAGGGAAGGCTTGGCAATTAG